CCCCGATACCATCACCCAATGGAACAAAGGACAAATCAAAATGTTATTAGCTCACCCTGCCAGTGCAGGGCATGGCCTTAACCTTCAGCATGGAGGCTCTATTATCGTATGGTTTGGCTTGAATTGGTCATTAGAACTATATCAGCAGTTTAACGGACGCTTGCACCGACAAGGCCAAACCAAGCCCGTAAGAGTGGTGCATATTGTCGCAGATGGTTGTATAGATGATAAAGTGATGCTTGCGATTGAGAACAAAGCCGAAACACAACAGGAACTACTAAACGCACTAAAGCTAATTTAATCCAATAAAAAGCCACTAATCAAAGTGGCTTTTTTAATACAATGCGGCGGTTGTGGGTAGTTAAAGTGAGTCAGACAGCAATTTAAAATACTCTTTTTGAGAGTCGTTATCTGACAACTCTAGCCGTTCAAGTATCATTTTTAGCGTCTTTTTATTTTTAACGCTGACCTTATCGGCATAGTGAATCAACACTTTTTTAGCTTGCTCGTAACTGTTTAAGTGGTACGCAATCATACATTCAAGAAATACGCGAGTTAGTGATATGTGCATGTTTATCTCCAGTGAATCACGTCCTTGTGATTTTGTGAGTTAGAATAATTGACCTTGTGTGATGTTTTCGGCATCGCTCAAATTACGTTTAGCTAGTTCGTAATACGACTCTTTAAGCTCAGTGCCGATGAACTTACGGCCAGTCTGTAACGCGACATAACCCTCGCTGCCAATGCCTGTAAATGGGCTGAAAACAACGTCATCAGGTGCAGTCCATAGTTGCATAGCGCGTTCAATCACATCGAGTTGTAAAGGGCAGATATGGCGTTCATCATCAGCAGACCGCGCATTAAGATATTGCAATGTGCGAGTTGGGTTAATGTCAGACCAAACTGGGCTAGCGTACTTTTGCCAAATATCAATAGGCGTGGCGTTTTCGCTTTCAACAGTCCAAAAAAGCGAACCATCACCGCGCTCATTCTTGGCAAAACCAGCAGGCACGTCATCGCCAACATAATACTCGAGTGCGCCTTTAATCGGTTTAGTGTTATCACCAGGCTTACGCATAACAATTAGATAATCAGGTATGCCCATGCGAGACATTGAACTATCTTTAACAATCGTTTTATGAAGCAAACCGAGTGCTTTTGTGCGAGTCATCGCCACCACTGGACATTTCCAGATGCAGACTTCGGAATGGAAAATAAATCCTTCTTTTTGAAATGCGCGTATTAAATCGCCGCGAAAGTCTTTAACGCCAATAAAGCCATCGTTTTGCTTGGATGATGGTAAATTCATACAATGGACTGCCATCAAACGGCCTGCGCGTAATGTGCGATACATTTCTTTGATGAGATAGCCGAAGTGGACGAAGAACTCATCATCACTTTTGCAATTGCCCATGTCTCGTTCATCGTTTGAATATGTGTACAATGACGAAAATGGAGGACTATAAATTGTAAAATCGACTGATTCATCGGCTAAGTTACGCGCCACTTCTACGCAATCAGCGTTATAAAGCATGAAGTTGTTGCCTTGAGTAAAATCTTTAACGTTCATAATCGTGTCCTTAAAACTTAGGTAATGGTGCTTTTTTCTTTGGATTGTATGTCGCCATATTTTTAGACGACTTAGTAAAATCAGTGAAAAACGATGAAGCGATTTTAGCCATTTCATTCATCATTCTGTCTGATTGCTCATCTTTGCGTTTAATGTTCTCAACGACTGCGCCCTCGATATCGGCAGTCACAACAGTCACATTAACTTCATTCTGTTGACCAAAACGCCAGCAACGTCGAACCGCTTGATAGTATTGTTCCCATGAGTCGGACAGACCAACAAACACCATATCTGAACAGTGCTGCCAGTTCATGCCAAAACCTGCAATCTTTGGCTTGGTAATCAATACGCGATACTTACCATCGCTAAATCCCATCATCATTTCCTCCTTTTGTTCAGGCGTATTGCTACCCGATACCTGAACAGAAAACGGGATTAATGATTCAAGTAAATCACCCTCATCATTCAAAGCACACCACAAAATGACAGGCTTATTTGTGCTATTGGCAATATCAGCAGCAGCTTTGCATCTATCTTCTATCGTGTTACGTCTTGCGCCTTGACGCTCAGATAACGATTGAGCCAACGCAGGAAGCAAGCCATCGGTGATGCCGCTATCAATCACAATCTGACTGATTTTGAGTGGTGGCAATTTAGGCTTTTCTTCAAACCCGAATATAGACGGGTCACGCATGATGACAGCCCATGAAGCAAGCCACTCGAAGAACTTACGCTGACCATGCCCTTTTAATCGCCATTTAGCAGTGTCTGCGCCATCGTGAATGAAGAACGTAGCAAGCATTTCAGTCTGTGACATAATGCCTAAAAATTCGCACTGTGTACCAAGCTCCATATAATCGTTTGGCGATGGAGTAGCACTGGCCGACAGTCGATAAGGTGTCCGACTAAAGCACTCTGTAATTTGAGTGCGCAGCTTGCCATTAAGACCCTTTAAAATTGACGACTCATCAAGCACGACACCTGAAAACACTGAACAGTTGATATTGTGCAGAATCTCATAGTTAGTGACGTACACACCACGAACGCCGATATCATCCTCAGACCGCGCAGGCTTGACGACATATCCAAACCTTTCAGCCTCGCGGATAATCTGTTTAGACACGCATAATGGCGCGAGAATAATCACAGGTTTGTGTGTGTGAGATTCAACAGCAAAAGCCCATTCTAATTCGCAGTTTGTCTTGCCTAAACCTGTATCAAGAAACAAGGCCGCACGACCACGCGCTAAAGCCCATTCAACACACGAACGTTGATAATCAAACAGATTGCTATTTCGTGTCGAGTAAGCAAAACCAGCATCGACTGATTTAAAATGCTTGCTATCAATAAACTCTTGATAACTACTCATTTCGCACTCCTTATTAACTGTTCAACCATTGCAGACATACTACGATTTTCTTTTTTTGCCAGTTCAGCAAGTTTTTTTAAAACCTCATCGCTGACTGTAAAACACACTCGCTTTTTCATAGTTTAATTCTCGGATAGATTTCATGTTCAGATATTTTCATTTTGCAAATATCACAACCACTTGCAAACTTCATAATCGCGTACTGACACACGGCCATAGATTCAAGCCGTGATTTAGAACCAAGCTGATACTTTGTGCCGTAACTGATTAAGTGTTGACGCAGTTTGATAACGGTCAATTCACCTTTTTTAGATGAGTCATATTCTCCTGTTGTTAAAATGCTCAAAAACCGCAAAGCAACATCCAATTTGTTTGGATTGTGATAAACAAAAAGCAAAATACTCGCATAAATAGGCGCAGTCGTTATTGATTTAATTTTTGTCGCTGTACTGTATTTTTTCAAAATAACAATACATTCGTCTGTCATTTTTTTTGCTACTGACTCAATATCAGAAACAGATAACTTCTTACTGTTAGCTGCTACCGTTATGCAATTAAAAACAGCAACACTTGTTTGTAAATAAACCCATGAATCGTTTCCAGATAATTTCAATCTATCGGAAACATTTCTAACTATTGCCGCCCCATCAATAATGCCCATTGCATCATCTTGCAGCCCAAAAGTTACCAGCATATTTATCGCCATGTTTGATTTTACTATTGCCAATAAACGATGCTGACCATCAAGCAATACATCATTTACCGAAAAAGCAACGCCTTGATGCGTAACTTTCCAAGCTCCTTTTTTAATTTCGCTGACCAAAAAGTCAACATGGTTTTCTTTCACACTTCTATTAATAGTGTTTTTTGCAAGCCAAGATTTTGCAATCTCAGGTGTAATTGTCATTTGTATAGTTTGCATTTCGCATTCTCCTTTTGTGTGTATGCAGTATATATAAAGTATTCTGTTAAATCCTTGTCAATTTGGGACAATATAAAAATCAGGCAATAAAAAAGCCCATATTTCTATGAGCTTGATTACGGTCAGGAACTCCCAACCCTTTGTAGATAATCATAATCCCCTCGTGTAGCAGTAGAGTTCAAATGCGTTTTGTGCGTAGCGATTTTGTCGCATAAACACCTCAAAACGCTGTCTGTTTAGTTTTAGTTTATCGCTTATTTCAGTTAGCGTGTACCGTTCTTTTTTATAAATCACAGTAGCGTTTTTAAACGTCAAGATTGGCTTATCTATCGTGCGTTTAGACTGTTGATAGACTATGTATGCCTCGAAGCCTTCTTGCTCGTTTAAGCCACGTTTAACGCGCCACGCATACATAGACTCACGACTAAAGCCATGAGCGTTACAAGCATCACCCAAGCTCGTTAAAACGCCATTAAC